CAAAGACAAGCGGTGCGCCAACTGCGGCGCCGAGGTCGTCCCTCAGGTCCCCAAGCACGCCGGGGGCCGGCCCGCGCAGGTCCCCTGGTCTGAGGCGTACCTGAGGACGTGCCCGAAGTGCGAGGCGAAGTACACGCCGCGGGAACGCTCCTGCCCTAAGTGCAGTCCCAGCCCGGAGAACTACTTGCAGCGGGCCCTGGCCTCATCGCAGGGCGGCGGGGGGAAGCTCGGGTACACGGGCGGTAACTGGCTGGCGGGAAGGAAGTTCTAGCGCCTGCGCAGGCGGCCGATCAGGTACCACGTCCGGCACAGCAGGACTATCAGGACCGCGGTGATGCCCCGCGGGAGAGCGGCGAGGAAAACGCTCAACCGATGACCTCGACCTGCTCGTACAGCACTCGGGACATGCGCAGTTGCCGGTCCGGGGCGACGTCGCCCGCAACCTCGTACAGCACGTCCTGGCTGACCGTGACGTATGCAGGCAGGACTCCGGCAGGCGAGTGCGTCCTGATGTTCTCGACAGGTACCAGCACTACCTTGTAGCCGCCCTGCGTGCTGTCGTGGTTCATGGCAACGGAGGGTACCTGAGTTCGCGCCGGCGCGTCTTAGATGGCGGAAGCATGTTCTAAATGGTAGCTTGAACTTGCGGACCTGACGCCGGGCGCGGCGACGGGCAGGTGTGACCGGTACTGGCCAGAGGATCAGTTGCCGGAGAGCTACCCCCGGAGCGCCTTCGGTGGCCAGGGACGCGACCAGGGAACCCGCCGCCCCACGAGACCCCCGGCAGCCGTGATGGCAGAAGACCGGCAGGCCTCACCGGATCACGGCGGGTGACTAGGTGGCCCAGGACCGTCCGGGGCCGTCGGCTAGCTTCTGCTAGCTCAACAGGAACGGTACTTGAGTCTCACCTGCTTGACGAGATGGAAGCTGAGCGCCGGGGCTAAGCCGCCCGGCGTTCCTTCTCTGCGCGCCTTAGCTCTGCTGTCGTACGGGGCCGCCAGCCAGAGTCCTTCACGCCGCCTCTCCCTCGCTGCGCTCTTGACCTTTCAGGGGGACCGAGTGCCGCTCACCCGCCAGCAGAAGCTCGACGCCCAGGTCATCTTCGCCGCCGGGGAAGCCTGCACCGACTGCGGCGGCATCCACAAGCGCGCCTGCCCGAGGGTGAAACGCAAGGTCTTCCACCCCAACGGGAACCTGATCGAGGTCGAATACCGCGACAAGTTCGATGACTCGGCCATCGTGTGGCCCGAGGACGCGTTCGACCCCGATGACGCGGAGGCTGCCGGTGGATGACGAGGCCCCTCCCGAGGCCCCCGAGCCTGAGCCATCCCCCGCCCCGTTCACCCCCGAAGACACCGGCTACCAGGCCATCGTCAGCGAGTACGTCGGCCTCCAGCGCGCCGGGGCCGGCCCTGTCGGCGCCGCGCTGATCACCGCGGCGCACCTGCTGTACCTCGGCCTCGCGAACGGCACGCAGGAACCCTGATGCTTGACGTCCGGCCCGGTGACCGGGTGCAGGTTAAACGGGAACACGACGAGGGATACATCCTCACCCAGGTCCGCACCCCTCCCGGCATCGCGAAGGCCGTCAAGGGGACCGGGATGGACGCCCGGATCGTCGTGGAACTCGACGGCGGGCAGCAGATGGCATACAGGCCGGGCGAGCTTGACCGGATCGTCCTGCTGGACTTAACCGCCGGGAGGCGTGTGAATGAGGCTGGTCTTCCAAAGTAACGCTCCCTGGAACAATTCAAGCTACGGCAAGATGACGGCGCTCTTCGTCCCGCGTATTGCCACCCTGGGGCATGAAATCACGATCTCCGCTCCCTACAGCTTCTCCGGGACCCCCCTCAAATGGGAATCCTTCGACGTGCTGCCCGGCGCCCGGGACGTTTCGGGCCAGGACACGATCCTGACCAATCACGAATACTGCCGCGCGGATTACACTGTCGTCCTCGCCGACCCGTTCAGCTTGCGGCGGTGCGCCCGGGAACTCTCCCAGATCCCGCTCGTCCTGTGGTTCCCGGTGGACTGCGACCCCCTGGGCAGCGGCGACGTGACCGTCCTGCGCGAGAGCGGTGCCGTCCCGGTCGCGATGTCCCGCTTCGGCCAGCGCGTCCTGGCTAACGAAGGCGCGGACCCGCTGCTCGTCCCCCTCGCCGTCGATACCGGGATCTTCCGCCCCGGCGACCCGCATCCCTACCGGGACAGTGTTCCCGGAGTTGACGACGACACGTTCGTCATCGGGATCTGCGCGATGAACAGGGACCTGGTACGCAAGGGATTCCAGGAGCAGCTGCTCGCGTTCTCCCGGTTCCACGCCAGGCACCCGGACAGCTTCCTGGCCATCCACAGCACCCAGGGGGCGAACCCCGGGCTGAACCTGAAGGGGATGGCGGACCAGCTGGGCATCACCGGCGCCGTGAGTTTCCCCGATTCGTACAGTTACGACCTGGGCCTGATCACCGAAGAGCACCTGGCGACCTGGTACAACGGCCTCGACGTGCTCTCCGCGTGCTCCTACGGGGAAGGTTTCGGCCTGCCTCTGGTCGAGGCCCAGGCGTGCGGTGTCCCGGTGATAACGACGGATGCCTCCTCGATGAGCGAGCTCTGCGGCGCGGGCTGGCTGGTGTCGGGTACCCCGTTCTGGACGGACGGGCACCAGGCATGGTGGAAGCGCCCCGATGTCACCGACATCGAGCAGGCGTACGAGGCGGCGTACTGCGCCCGCGACCGGGGCGAGCTACCCAAGAAGCCTGCCTATGATTTCGCTCAGCAGTTCGACGCGGACAGGGTGTTCGAGGACTTCTGGGTGCCGGCGCTGGCGCAACTTGAGGAAATGCTCGCGTAATGCCATCGCCAGGACTTACGACGCCGCTTCATACCTGGACCGACCGTCTCTCTAGGAGGTTACATAATGCCCACGCTTAATGATGACGAGACGCTCGGCTCACCGCAGAATGTTATCCTGTGGGCTGTGTATACCAGGATTAGTTAAACGCAGTTGTCTAACCCCTGGCGGATGGCGCCGCTAACACCTGACGGTCCTGCGGTCGCGACATCGATCACACTTGAGGAGACAGCAGCACTCGGCAGTCTCGCCCTGGGGCGTGACTGCCTGGAAGTCGGCTCAGCCTTGGGTTACTCGGCGATCATGATGGTCCGCCTGGGCGCCAGGAGCGTCACGGCTATCGACTGGCACCAGCCCTGCGACTCCGGGTTGCAGGAAGAAGGCACCTATGAGGCCATGCAGAAGCATCTCAGATGGTACAAAGCGGATTCTGCTGTTACCATGATCCGCCAGTCAAGCCAGGAGGCGCTCCCTGACCTGATAGCGCAGGGCAGGGAGTACGGGCTGGCTTTCATCGACAGCGATCATTCTTATGAGAGCGTCAGGCATGACGTCAGCAAGGCGATACATCTGGTGCCCAGCGGATTCATCGCCTCCCATGATTACGGCGACGGGGGCATTGAGAGCGTGACCCGCGCCCTGGATGATATTTTCCCCGGCGGTCCGGACTGGCTGATCGGGACATTGCACGTGGTGAAGGTGCGCGGATAATGCCACTCGCGCGGACTTATGATGCAGTAAAAGGCGCTGTAATCACTACGCCTCACGATGGCTATCTCGACAGGCTGTCCCGCTGGAGTGACATCCAGGAATACCTCCCGTTCCTGCATGAGCAGGCGAAGCTGAGAGAGAACACCTGGGTGCTGGAACTTGGCGCCAGGAAGGGGAACTCCACGCTCGCGTTTCTCGCGGGGGTGACTGAAGTCGGGGGGCATGTCTGGTCGGTGGATGTCGCGAATGTGATCAGCGATCCTGCGGGGATGGCTCCCTGGAGGGGTAGCAGGCGCTGGACGTTCATTCACGGCGATGACATGGATCCGGCGATCCAGGCAAACCTGCCCCGCAGGGTGGATGTGCTCTTCATAGACACCAGCCACGAATACGAGCATACGCTGGGAGAACTCCGCGCATACATGCCCAGGGTCGCCCCCGGCGGGGTGGCCCTGTTCCACGACACGCACCTGATGGGCTGGCCCGGGTACGGGTGGGACCAGGATGTCTCACCGGTCTGGGCGGCGCTGGACGAGTACTGCGCTGAGGCGGGACTTGAGTGGGAGGACGTGGGCGGCGTTTACGGCCTGGGCGTGATCCGGCCGTGAGATGCCCCGCATGCGGCCAGCAGGCGCCCGCCCGGGTCCCTTATGAACCAGTGAAGATCATCGAGGTAGCGAGCCGTGACGCAGACGGTATCCCAGACGAGTACCGGGAGTACTTTCTCCCCGGTGAACCCGAGACTGCTGGAACTGCTCCAGAGCGGCGAGTTCGACTGGGACAACCTGAGGCACCGCGAGGCATACCTGCGGGCGTGGGTGAACCGTCCGCTCGCGCAGAAAGAAGAAGATCTTGACGGATCTGCTGGCTGAGCCCGTCCGCTGGGACGGCAGGCCGGAAACACTGGAACTGCTCCGCGAGCGGATGCCGGAGTGCCTTAACTCATACGACAAATCCGCTGGTGTCCTGCATGTCAAGACGCTCAGGAAGGTGTCGGCGAAAGGGTCCGTCCATGACGTCGCCATCGTCCCGACCGGCTGGTACGTGACCCCCCGGATCTGCCGCGTGCACGGGCAGAGGTACGCGGCCATCAAGCCAGCCCCGGAGGTTCAGTGACCGGCGATCTCCTGGTCATCGTCCCCAGCCGGGGACGGCCGCAGAACATCGCCAGGCTCCTTGACTCGGTGCACGCCACCAGCCGGGCAACAACCCACCTGCATGTCGCCGTCGATGAGGACGACGAGACGCTGCCCCAGTACCAGGCCGTCATGGACAAGGCCGGCGGCGAGCATGACGTGCTCGAGACCGGGCCCCGCAAGGGCCTGTGCGCGTGGACGAACGAGGTGGCCGTCAGGCGCGCGGGCGAGTACCCGTTCCTCGCCTCCTTCGGCGATGATCACGTGCCGGGCACCCCAGGTTGGGACAGGGCACTGACCCGCGCGATCACCAACGCGGGGGGCACCGGGTTCTCCTACCCGTTCGACGGCACCCGCGACGACATCCCCGAGGCCGTCGTCCTGTCCAGCAACATCGTGCAGGCGCTCGGCTGGTTCTGCCTTCCGGAACTGTCCCATTGGTATCCCGATTGCGTCTGGGCGGATCTTGGGCGCGCCATCGGATGCCTGCGGTACCTGCGGGCCGTCAAAGTCGAGCACGCCTGGAAAGCCGACCAGACCTCGAAGGACTCCGGGGAGCACCTCACCGCGGACCGCGACGCCTACTGGGCGTGGCGCAAGACCCGGATGGCCGCCGACATCGCGACGCTCACCGCGCTCCGTGAGAAGGTCCCGGTACCCGCCTGATGCCCCGCGCCCTGATAACTGGGATCACGGGGCAGGATGGCCTGTACCTGGGCGAATTCCTCGCCGCCAAAGGGTACGACGTGTACGGGATGGTCCGGGGTCAGTCGAACCCGAAGATCCCGGTCGTCGAGGAGATCATCCCGTCCGCCACCCTGCCCGAAGGGGACCTGCGGGACCTGTCCAGCCTGATCAGCGTCATCGAGACGGCACAACCGGATGAGATCTACAACCTCGGGGCGATGAGCTTCGTCGGGTTGTCGTTTAAGCAGCCGGAACTGACCGGGGATATCACCGGGATGGGTGTCCTGCGGATGCTGGAAGCCGTCCGCATCTGCGGGTCGTCCGGGGTCCGGTTCTACCAGGCGTCCAGCTCGGAGATGTTCGGGACCGCGCAAGAGGCACCGCAGGATGAGACCGCGCAGTTCCATCCCCGCTCCCCGTACGGGGTCGCGAAGGTGTTCGGGCATTACATGACGCAGAACTACCGCGAGTCTTACGGCGTATGGGCGTGCTCCGGGATCCTGTTCAACCACGAGTCACCCCGCCGGGGGTCGGAGTTCCTGACCCGGAAAGTGACCCGCGCTGTCGCGAGGATAGCGACGGGACGGCAGAAGACTCTCGCCATCGGGAACATGGACGTGTCCCGGGACTGGGGTTTCGCCGGCGATTACGTCGCGGCGATGTGGCTGATGCTCCAGCAGGATCAGCCGGATGATTATGTCATCGCCACCGGGGAAAGCCATTCCGTCCGGGATCTCCTTGATGCCGCCTTCCGTCACGCGGGGATCGGGGACTGGCAGCCCTACGTGGTGCAGGATGAGCGTTTCTTCCGCCCGGCAGATGTCTCCCTCCTCGTCGGTGACGCATCCAAGGCGCACGAAAAGCTCGGCTGGCACCCGAAGGTTGATTTCGGGCAGCTGATCGGGATGATGGTCGACGCCGACCTGGCCCGCGAGAAGCGGCACTCAGTGTGATGCAGGCCTAAGCCGGCGGCCGGTAGGCATCGAGATCGAAGAGCGTACCCATAGCCTCTTCCGGGACGCTCTTGCTGCGCGACGGCACTTCAAGTCAGGTCACAAGTTCCGGGCGCAATTCTTGTGCCTGGCTAGAAAAGGAGTGAGTTAAATTGGCTCTGGCCAGAGTTTATAACGTTGATTCCGGTTCCAGTACGGGCATCACGATCGGCAGCACCACCCCCGGCTCGGAGTTCCCCCTCATCTACGGGCAGACCACCTCGGAGTTCAACGTCTCCGCGATCCGCGTGGGCACCTACTCGGGGTCGTCCGCGTACTACCCGTCGAACGGGACGATCACGTGGCGGCTGCGCAGGGTCAGCTCCACGTTCAGCGCCGGACTGCAGGGCGGCACCGGGAGCGCCTACTCGGTCGGCCAGTCCACCACGGCCCCGGTGTCCCTGTGGTACTACTCCACGTGGACGAACGCCACCGGGACGTTCGCCACCACGTCGGGCATCATGTGGGAGCAGACCATCCCGTGCACCGCCGGCGCCAACTGGGGTGAGTGGTTCACGCCAGGATTCGAGATCAACGTCGGCCCCGGTCAGGCAACCCTCGCGCTCACTTACGAGTACGGGGCTGCCGGCACCTCCGTCGCGGTTAACGCGATGGCCGGGTTGGTCATCTCCGAGTAGTCACGTCCGAGGGTCCGGGGGTTCCGCCATGTCCTATATCACGGGGCTTGCCGGGACTCCCGGTCCCGGGTGGTTCACCGACAATCTCGGGAAACCGAAACTGTGGGTGGCTGCCGAGACCTGGGCGCTCCCCAACCGCGCAGGCGAGTGGAACGGCTCCGGCGGCGGCACCTACCAGCAGGATTACGACAATTACTTCTCCGCCCGCAGCGGGCAGGGCGTCACCGTCCTGATGACGGATGTGCTCGCCGGGACTAACAGCGACGCCCCGAATAACAACGGGAGCACCTGGGACGGGGTTGCCCCGTTCGTCTCCGGCGGGGATCCGGCGACGGGGCTGAACAGCACGTTCTGGACCCGCGTCGACTACATGTTCTCCTCGGCGGAATCCCGCGGGGTCACGATCGGGTTCACGTTCAATCAGTACGATTTCGTCTCCGGGTATGCTTTCTCCGGCTGGTCGAACAGCCAGTTCCAGGCATACGGGACAGCGGTGGCGAACCGGTACAAGAACCAGCCGAACCTCATCTGGCTGATGGGGAATGACGAATTCCCCACCACCCATGACACGGAATACAATTACATCCTCACCGGGATACAGTCCGCCGGGGACACCCATCTCGTCGGCGCATGGTGGTCCGCGGAGTACACCAGCCGGTACGAGACGGATAACAACCTGGCAGCATCCTGGGGTGAGACCAACTCCGCGTTCAACTTCTGCTACACCTACAACGCCGGGTACTGGGTCATCGAGTACGCCTACGGGGAAGTCGTCAACGAGGGGCAGTCGAACCTCCTCCCGGTCATCCTGGGCGACGGGTACTTCTACCAGGGCGGCTCCGGGGACGGGTATGACTCGACGCTGGACCGGGCGCAGCGGCAGGAAAACTGGTGGACCCTGGCGGCCGGGGCGAGAGGCATCCTGTCGGAGGCCGAGAACGTGTGGCCGTGGGCGTCGACGTCTCCCGCGGCCGTCACCGGGGACTGGTTCTTTGCCAACAACCTCGCGAATATCTGCACCGTGTTCACCGGGCTGGGGGAATGGTGGAACCTGCTCCCTGACCTGAACAGCGCCCTGGTCACCGGGGGGCGCGGGACGCGGGTGACCGGTTTCACCGCAGGCGGCAGCGGCGGCAGCTACGAGAACTCGTTCTCCAACTCCTGGGTTGCGGCGAGCAAGACCCCGGACGGGAAACTGGCGCTGCTGTACCTGCCTAATCACACCACGATCACGGTCAACCAGTCGCTGCTGACCCCGGGCTACACGGCGACGTGGATCGACCCGGTCACGGGGGCGAAAACCTCAGCGACCCCTGGGGTGACGTACAACTCGACCGCGAAGGGGACGAACTCCCATGGTGACCCGGACTGGGTGCTGGCATTCCAGGCTCCCGCGATGAACGCAGGTCCCGCGCTGTACGGGTTCCGGTCCTGAAGGGCGCGAACTAAGGCGGCGCGGAGGTGACCTGTGGCTGTCGCCTATGATGCCGTAGGACCGAATAGCGGGGGGCAGCCCGGCAGCACCTCGCCTGTTACCTGGGCGCATACCGCGGCGGCTGGCGCTGCGCTGGTCGTCGGGTTCTGCCTGGACGAGGCGACCAGCACCACGACGTGCACCGCCACGTACAACAGCGTCACCATGACGCCGCTGGGCACGGTCTGGGCGCAGAACGCCAATGACGGCGCCCTGTACCTCTTCGGGCTGGCGAATGCCGGCACCGGCGCGGCGCATAACGTCGTAGTTACCTTCTCCATAACGACCGATAATGCCTCGGGCGGGTCCCTCTCATTCACCGGCGCGGCCACGACGACTGCCGCGGCGTTCGGCACGTTCCAGAGTAATTTCGGCTCCGGTCAGAGCCCGAGCCTCGGGTTCACCACGACCAGCGCCAGTACCCAGCTGGCTGTGTTCGAGGTTGACGGCGGCGGCGACCTCACCGGGATGACCGGCGGCACCGAGCGGTTCATCACCAACGGGGGCTCCGCCGGGTACTGCGGTTCCATCATCGGGGGTAACGCCGCCGGGACCGGCGGCACCGTCACGATCACGATCACCAATAACGCCGCCAACTCTAACGCGATCGGCGGCGTCGAGGTCCTGCCGCCTAGCAGCGGTGCCGCTCCTTACTTCGGAAGCAAGACCCCGGTCAGGGCGAGGATTCCAGCCTGGATTCGTCACGGCGGCGTCTACATGGGGATGGGTCCGCAGTCCCCCCCGGACACCTCGTTCGGCACGGGGCAGGTCCAGTGGAACGCGGGTGCCCCGGTACAGAACCCGCGGCCGGGGCCGGTGTTCTACCCGGCGGTCCGCCCGGTCCGGGCTCCGATCCCGCAGAACCGCCCCGGCGGCGTCTTCGGGGGCCTGGGTCCCCGGCCCGGGAACGCGGACACGTCCTTCGGGACCGGCAGGGTCATGTGGTGCGCCGGCGCCCCGGTGCAGAACCCCGCCCCGGGTCCGGTGTTCTACCCGAAGCGCACCCCGGTCAGGTTCATTCTCCCGCCGCCGCATCCGAGGGCTGGCAGGGTCGGATCCAGCTTTGGCGCCCCGGCCGAGAACCCGGCCCACGGGCCACCTGCCTATCCGCTGCAGGGCCCGGTGCGGGCCAGGATCCCGCAGCTCCAGCCTCGTGCAGGCAGGGTTGCGTCGAGTCCGGGTGCTCCCGTCCGCAACCCCGCCCCGGGTCCGGTCTTCACCCAGAAGACTGCCCCTGTCCAGGCGCGGAAACCGCTACCTGCCCGTGGCCGCGTTTACGTCACCGCGAAGCCGGCAATAGCCGCCGTCCCGTCGCCCGCCCCGTTCTTCCCCGCGACTTCCCCCATCCGGGCTAAGCTTCCGCAGCAGCCGTTCCTGCGCGGGCGGATGGCGTCCCTGTGGGGCGCTCCCGTGCAGAACCCCGCCCCGGGGCCGGTGTTCACCCAGGCGGCATCCCCGGCCCGCATGAGGGCATCCCTGCCCCCGCGCGGGCGTATTTACAGTTCCGTCCTGGTTAAGGCTGTCGCAGTCCCGCAGTCCGCCCCGTTCTTCCCGAGGGTCACGGCGCTGCGCGCCAAGTTCCCGCAGCAGCCCCTTCTCCGCGGTCGCAGTGCCTCCAATGCTGGCGCTCCCGTCAGGAACCCTGCTCCCGGCCCGGTTTTCCGCCCGGCGGCTTCTCCTGCGCGGGCACGCATACCGCAGGCGTTCAGCAAGGGACGGGTCAGTTCCAATCCGGGGGCAATTCCTGCTGTCATCGTCCAGCAGGTTTCCTTCCCGCTGAGAAGCCCCGTCCAGGCGAAGCTGCCCCTGCCACGGCGCGGGGCCTGCCGGAGCATCAAGTTCTCCCCCCCGGTCGCGAACCCGCAGCCCGGCCCGGTGTTCCAGCAGGCGGCCAGCCCCGTTCGTGCCAGGTTCCCGCTGCCGCCGCGAGGCAGGATAGCTTCTAATCCCGGCGTTGCCGTCGCTCCCGCGCCGGTAACCAAGTTCCTTTCACGGACCACCCCGGCTCGCGGCAGGATCACCCCGCCGCCGCGAGGCAGGGTCGGGTCGAATCCCGGCGCCCCGCTCAGGAACCCGCAGCCCGGCCCGGTCTTCACCCGGAAGACTTCCCCGGCACGGGCACATCCGGGGTTGCCATCGCGCGGGCGCATCGCGTTCAATGCGGGCGCCCCGGTCTCGGCGGTTCCTGCCACAGGTCCGGTCTTCTACCCGAGGAATCAGGCGAGAGCACAGCTCCCGCTTCCCCGCCGGGGCATCTGCCGGGCGATCAGGTTCTACCCGGTCCAGGTCAACCCGGTGCCCCCGGTGACGCCCGCGCCGCTGTACCCGCTGCAAAAGCCGGTGCGTGCCCCGCTGCCGCCGCTGCAGCCCCGTGCTGGCAGGGTTTACTCCAACCCCGGTGCCCCGGTCAGCAACCCGGCCAGCGGTCCCCCGATTCTCGCGGCGGGTCAGCCGGCGGGGATGCGGGTCATCTTCCTGGCAGCAGGACGGGCGCAATCGACCCCGCAGGTCCGGGTTGCCAGCACCGGTCCCGTAACAGGTCCGGTCTTCATCCAGAAGACCTCCCCGGCCAGGATCCGCCCGAGCCTCCCGCCGCGCGGCCGGGTCAGTTTCAATAAGGGCGCACCGCTTCGCAACCCGAATGCGGGTCCGGTCTTCTACCCGGCGGTACACCCCGCGCAGGCAAGAATCCCGCAGGTTTTCAGCAAGGGCAGGGTTTACTCCAACCCTGGCGGTCCGGTTCTCAATCCAGCGGTACCGCCCCCGGTTTACCCGCTGAAGAGCCCGGTCAGGATTCACCCGCAGCTGCCGCCACGGGGCAGGAGCAGCGGCAATCCGGGAGTGGTGGTACCGCCCCCGCATCCAGGTCCGGCGGTTTACCCGGCTAAGGGTCCGGTAACCGCGCGCAGGCCGCTGCCGCCGCACGGCAGGGTCACCCTCGGGAACCCCGGAGCGGCCGTCCGCAACCCGCAGCCGGGACCGGTGTTCCGGCAGGCGACCAGCCCGGCCAGGACGCGGATCCCGCAGAACGCCCCCCGCGGCCGGACTGCATCGAACCCCGGCGGGCCCGTTGAGAACATCCCGTTCGGCACCGTCGTGTTCAGGTACGGAACCCCGTACTTCGAGTGGGACACGGGAACCCCGTACTTCGAGTGGGAGACAGGCGAGCCGTACCTGTCCTGAAGCCGGGAGGCGTGTGGGGTACTCCACGATCGGCATGTCCCACCTGTCGCTGAAGTACTACATCGTCCCGGTCGCCGCCACCAGGGCCGGGGTGCCCGTCAACCCGTCCGCCGACCTGGTGCAGTTCTGCTTCATGCCGACCCCCACTCAGGTCCCGCAGCCCTCGGACCTGGTGACCGGCTCATGGGAGGCGAACCCGTCCAGCATCCTGTTCCCGTACAACGCCAAGTGCCTCGTCGGACCAGGCGGCATCATCACCCTCGGCATCGGGACCTGGATCGTGTATCAAAAGACCACGGACAACCCCGAGATCCCCTTTGATATTGTGGGGCAATTGCAGATCAGTTAAACTGAATTATGGCTGAACAATTCGGGGAAGCGGAACCCAGGAAGATATGCAGTAAGTGCAAGAAGTCTAAGCCTTACAGTGAGTTCTATCGCCGCAAGGACAGGCCTGCGGGGGTTCATAGCCACTGTAAAGAATGCAACAACGCTGACCACGCACGCTACATGCGGGAAAACTCCGAGAAGATGCTGGCGTACCAGCGGGAGTACTTGCAGGAACGCCCTGAAGTAGTCAGAAGCCGTCATCTGAAATACAAGTTCGGCATGACCGGGGATGATTACGATCAGATGCTGGCCGCACAAGGCGGGGTCTGTAAGGTATGCCGGACCGATGTTCCTGGAGGCCGGGGAGCCAAGTTCCACATCGACCACGATCGCGCCTGCTGTCCGGGACATAAGTCCTGCGGTGAGTGCATCCGGGGTTTGCTCTGCAGTTCTTGCAACGTCATCCTCGGTCTAGCTAAGGATGATCCTGAGCGGCTTCGCGGTCTAGTTGACTACATCGAGCAATGGACGGCATCCCGTCCGCCGATGGAACTGTTCACCGTCGAAGAGGTATCGGGCCTAGCCGTATTACGCCGATAACCCGGAGGTCCCCGTGGAGGTCTCATGAGGACACGGGAACGCGAGGACACGTCGGTCTGGTGGCGGTCACGGGTCAACCACAGCGCCGCCATCATCCCGTCCCCCGTCGCGTGGATCCTGGGGAAGAAAGCACGGCAGGCCCGCCGGATCGCCGCAGCGAAGACCGTCGCCCGGGTGAGCGTGGCGCTCGGGATGCTGGCGCTGCTCATGGTCCACGCCACCCCCGCGATGAGCCTGCAGCCCCCTTCGGTCCCGGCCGACGAGCAGATCTGCGGGTCCTCCATCCTGAACGGCCCCTCCAGCGCCCCCGGCGGCGCGACCACCGTCCCGGCAGGGGACAACTCCGCGTTCAGCTTCTCCGCGAGCACCACCTACTGGTTCGCCGCCGGCACCCACACCATCGGGAACAGCGTCTTCTCCCAGATCCAGCCCGCAGCCGGGTCGGTCTTCACCGGGGCGCCAGGCGCGATCCTGTCCGGGCAGGGGATCAACCACTTCGCGTTCACCGGCACCCAGGGCAACGTCACCATCGAGTACCTCACCATCGAGGATTTCGCCCCCCCGGGCGGGCAGGGTGCCGTCAACATCAACGGCAACCCGGACTGGACGGTTGAGTACGACACCATCCAGGACAACGTTCCCGGCGCCGCGATGATGCTCGGCAGCAATAGCGTCACCGAGTACAACTGCCTCAC